TAGGTGTGTTCTTTTTAGTTCTCTTTCTTAACTTCTGCTTTTTCATTTTTACATTACTTTTGCCCCCTAATCAACCTGTTACCCTTGCTCCTCACGGTGCAAGCCCGTTTTACAACGGGAGATTGACTAGGCAAAGGATTTAATTTTTTATCCCTGAGCTGAAGTTTGTTTTGCTTGAGGCTCTGAGGTTACTTCCGCTTTAGTTTCTTCAACTTTTTCTGTTTCTGTTGCAGGAGTTTCTACAACTGTTTCAGTTGCTTTGTTTTCTTCTGTTGCTACCGATTCTTTTTTGATTTCGGCTTCGTGATTTTGTCCACCCATTTTGTTTACTCGGTTATCCTATACGCCCGAAAGGTTTTGGTTTTTGGTTTGATTTATTTTAATTATTTACGCATTAAAAACATGAAATTGTTTAGTATCAAAATATTTTTTCAATAACGTTCTATATTCCTTATATGTTTCAATAGTATCGTATTGTTGTTTTTGTAAAAAGTCAATTATTTCGTTTTCGTGTGTTTTACGCAATATAACACCACTTCCAGATTTATCGCCTAATAAATAAATTGCTGTACGTTTCGATAATTCAATATCGATGTTTGATTCCGCTTTTTTATTCGTGAATACTTGTGGCGGATAAAAGTTGCTATATTTTGCTGAAATCGCTTTTAGCGAAGTATTTAATTTTGTCATGTGATAAAAAGAAATACAAGTCATCCCATGATTCTCAGGCATAATATAAACAGATTCAGGATTTATACCAGCGTGTGAGTAGCCTAATTGATTAATCCATCCTGCAAACTCAAACATTCTGCTTAACATCCAGTTTGCATGTTTTTGTTCAACAGTACCCAAAGAAGATAAAGGAACAGCCCTATTACTTAAAGTAAATTCAAGTTCATTTTCTGAAATTAATTTTCCAGAGATTGGTAAATATTTTTTGAAATGTTTGGATGACTCATCAGTAAGTGACATCAAATAATTATAGTTGTCTAATGATTTTTTAATTAAATCTTTATCTCCAACTATTTCTACTGTTTTTAAAGCATAAGAAACCGTACCCGCATCATCATTGTGTTTTTTACCAGAATCCAGTTCATCCTTAAACTGATTTAATTTTTCTGTGGCTTCTTTTGCTTTAGGTAATTTACATACATCAGGATGAATCAATCGTATATAATTTTTGTAATTAAATTTCCAATCGTTAACATCGTAAAATACGTCTATTACAGATTTGGAATCCAAAACTTTTTTAATCACTTCTTCTGCTGTAATATCTTGCATAATTAAACTAGTTTTAATAACTCACCCAAAGGAAGTGACATTATTCTCTTGTGTTCTTCTTTAGCTTTTTCGCTTAAAAAAATAAAACCAAAAAGTTTGTAACCACCATGAGATTTCATACACTTTTCTTTTGCCTTTTCATGTATATCATTGTATAAATATCTGTCTATCATAATTATTTTTTAAATATAAAACCAGAGTTTTTAGGCTCTGGTGTTTATGAAATTTAATCTTCCAACATTGCTTCTAATTCCTTAATCGACTTACCAGATAACTCACCATCTTTCTTTTCAGCGATTAGTTGAATTATTTTTTGGTTACGTTCTTTTTTAGTTGAAATTTCTTTTGCAATTTCAGCTTCTTCCACTTTAGTTTGAAGAATATCCAATACAAGGTCGAATTGTAATTTCAATCCTTTATCTTTTGTTGTTCTTTTTTGGATGAACGATTTCCCTTTAGAATTTTCATAAGACTCTTGTAAAGATACCGCTAAAGTATCTAAGTCTGCAATTGATAAATCCCATAATTGTTCTACTGACAAACTTCCTTTTGAAGTTGGGAATCTTAATTTTAATTTTGATGCGTCTTTGTACATGATTTTTGTTTTTTAGTTTTTAATTTATTTTTGTTTAATTTAGTATGGATAAGAGGACTCGAACCTCCGACCTCGGAAATAATGGAATTCCGTGCTCTGCCACTGAGCTATATCCAAAGCGTTTAAAATTTAAGTTTTCTTTCTTATTCTATTTCTTGAACTGTTTTGACTAACTGTTATCCATCTGCAATTTTCAGGCGTATAATCACCTTTAGAATCTACTCTATCTATGGAGAGCTTATCTTTAAAAGGAGTATTTTTAGGTTGTTTGTAATATCCATTATTTATTGCCCAATCTCTAAAATTAGAAAAATTATTAATCCATTGCTTACAAACTTTAATACCTTTTTCACCGTAAGCAGAGTATTTTCCTGAATTTTTATTATAACATCTTTGTTTAATAGTGTTCCATACAAAGAACAAAGACTTATATTCGTTTTCTCCTAAAGGTGTATTACCATGAGTTGTAGATTCTATTCCTATTCTTTTTCCATTTACTTCTCTCATATAGCACCCACAAGATTTTGTCCTTCCACTTCTTAATGTATACCATAAAACAGTAACTTCATTGCCACATTCACATTCACATAATACTTTTCTACAAAGTTTACCATTAGGCTGTCTATGTGATTTGGCTTCATTTATTATTGTCAATCTGCCAAATTTATGTTTTGGTATTATTTCAATAGGTTTAGCCATTTCCAAATTTAACTTTTATTATTCTTTTGTACGAACCTGAAAGTCTTAATGTTAAAGAATCATGAACGGTACTGTTATACCCTAATCCAGATAATTCTTTACCATTAGCTTCAATCATATTAGTAGTTCCCAAAATTTCCATCACCTTCCTGTGTTTAGTCAAATCAGAATTTAAGTTTTCGTTGTGGAAACTTCTAATTTTTGAATTAGATTTACAACCATCTAACATAAATAAATAGTGTTTGTTTCCTACATTATTTTTACCCCAATGGTTAGGCGATAAACAAACTAAATTTACTTTATGAAATTGATTTGTTTCAAGTCCGTAAATTTCTTTTGATGAATGTGATTCTGGTAATATGTGTTTTATACTAAAACCATTTTCATCCAAAGTTACTTCTGCTACATGCGCATCTTTATTTTGCGATAAATTCTTATTAAATTCATAAGAGTAAATTTCTCCATCAAATTCTATTTCAGCTTTGAATCCTTTAGAACCCCTGTCTGCGAATTGATTTACCCAAAACTTATAAGTTCCTTTTTTCATTTTAGATAAATTATCCCAAACAATGTTTTCAACAATATTTTTATTACTGTAACCATTAGGTTGAGTAATATCAACATCTAATTGACCACCCATAGTAGTTTTAGTATTACCACCTCTATCTTTTCTAAAAGATGTTGAATATCCGATTCTAGTTCCATTTGGTTCTTGTGCCCAAGCATCTAAATCAGAATTATCAGAAGCATCACCTTCAGCCCACATAATACTAAATCTTAGAACACCATCAACTTTACCTCCTTTAGAAGCAACAGCATCTTTTATTTGAGATTTACCTGCTAAGTTACCGTTAAATGTCCAAGAATAATTATTATCCCATTTAAAAATAGGCTTACTTTCAGGATTATTTGCAGTAGTTAATGATACCATGTTTCCTTCATGTATATTTCTTAAAAACACTTCAATACCAGTACATGTAGGAATAATATCCTTCATGAATTTATCAATAGATATTTCTTCAACACCATCAAATTCACTTCTTTTATGACGTGTAGATGTAGATTTTACGCCATCAAATATCGAAGCATTTTTAATTTCTCCTTTTCCAACATTGCTATGTATAATTTCAGATACTTTAATATCGTCAATGTTAGCGAATCTCCTGTTAAAAGATTCTTCATAACCGTTTTCTTCAACAAATAATTTCGCTTCTTCAATTTGTTTTTTAGTAATCGGAGCAGTAGTCTTCATGTAATTTACTGGGTCAACTCTGTAGTTCCATGCTTTACACTCATCATTTAATTCCTTTCCTTCTGATAATTCAGAACATAATACACCGATTAATTCATTTCTGAATTTCGCAAATTTAAGTTTATATGATTTTACCCAACACCAATTATCTCTTTCACCTGCACCTAAACTATCATATTCTTTTTTCAATGGAATAATTTCTTCAATCTTATAAAGATGAGCTTGACCATCCAATAAAGAACCTTGATTAATTAAATCCCTAACCAATTCCAATGTATCCAAAGAAATAGTTTCCATTGCTCTTTGAAATACGGCTTTAGCATCTCTGTATTCTCCCATTAGAGCTTCAACAGATTTTCCGCTCATATCAACAAATGTTTTGTCTACAAATAAATGTAAATGGTCAAATGTTCTTATTTCACTTGGTTCAACTCTTCCGAATTTTTCAGCTTCTTCTTTTGTATATTGTTTAACGTTTTTCTCCATACCTAATTGAAATAATGTATTCTTTTTAGTACATTTTTCATAAGGTAAACCATTCAATTCATCAAATGTTTCGAAAAACACTTCAGTAATTTTAGCTTTTTTAATTGCTTTAGATAAAGCTTTCGCTACAGGAACAAATTCATCTTCCGCTTCTACATCGAACATAGTAACGATTTTGTAATCTTCGCTAACAACAACAATGTTCCCATATCTCCTGATGAAGTTCTTACAGTTATTACAATTATGTTCCGAGCTTTCAGGGTCTCTGAAAATAGGGTCTGCATCAAATGACTTTAAATATAATTCCCAGATTTTTTCTCCGTGTAATTCAACTCTGAATAATTTACCTGTTTTGCACATTTCGGTAAATTGTTTTTGTATTTTGCTTGTAAATTTTTTCACTGTTCTTGATTTTTTGGTTTGATTATTCTTGTGTTATTTCTTTAATTTCTTATCAAATTCTTTTTTCGCCTCTATGAATTCAGGATGCGTTTCAATTAGGTGTTCAAGCATTGGAGTGAATTTACCTTTTAGTTTTAGGTTTTCTGGTAGTTTCAAAAGCTCTTCTATAGTATCTATTGTTGTTTCTTCAAATTTAAGACTAACTCCTATTTTACATTTACCATTTTTTTTATTAGCTTCTTGTTTTTTGGTATTATAATTTATATTAAATAAATGGAATCCTTTATCAATAAAATATTTTATCCAAAATTTTTCCCTATCATCAAGCAATTCTTTTTTAATATCATTCTCTAATATAACAATCATAGGAGTTAGCCTTTTTAATTCAAGTTCTCTAACCCAATTAATGACATCCATATTGTGAGAAACATTTTTTATATGCGATACGGGTCTGCCTAATCCAGTAGTGGTTTTACCAACGTATTTTGGTGTTTTTTTTTCAGGGCAATATAAAGCATATACAATATTCATATTTACTTTTTTAAATTCTTCTTTTTGTAAGGAAAATTATCCATGACGGTTTCAATAAAATTGGTTAGAGAACGATTTTCTTTTTTAGCTTTCAATTTCCAATTTTTTACTTTTTCCTCTTCAAATCTGAATGCAAATAGTTTTTTCATTGTATAGCAAATGTATAACAATATTTCCATTTATTTAAATAAATGTTACTAACATCAGTTAATATCTGCATTAAATAACTGATAAACAACTAATTACTAATTAGTAATGTTTATGTCCCGTTTGAGCGTTTATAGTATGTCACGGTTTGGCGTTTATATAATATGGAAACAAAATATCAATATTTTATTGAAGATAATGAGACAAAGGAATGGTTTGTTAACCCAATGCTTTTTCCATTACATAGAAACACTAATGACCATAGACCTGACCCTCCAAATTGGACTAAAGACCCACACATGGCTTTATCTTTTGATACACGAAAAGAAGCAATAGAATTTTTATCAATGGGATTGACTATTAAAAATAATGGTTGGGATTTCATTACATATCAAATCTATTCTTTTGTTAGGACTTCTGATTTAGTAAACAGAAGGGATATTCCGAGAGATTTAATAATAACAGAAGAATTTATAAAATAAAAAACCCCTTAGAAATTAATCTAAGGGGGTAGTTTTGACCAACTTTTTATGGCTGGTTGTGCCCATGTCCCCTCTAAGGGGAGATGTTAGGCAGCGATTTTTAAATCTTCTGCATTTAGAAGTTTGAGTTTCTTCATTCGAGTGACTGCCTTATGTAATCAAAAGCCTGTCATCCCCATATTTTTAATCTATATGGTGGAGAAGCGCAGATTCGAACTGCGGTCTTACATAACGTTTTACCAAACTATCTCTACAATAAAATAAAGAACGATTCTCAGTACAAATATACAAAAATTATTCAAATAAAAACCCTCCTAAAAAAGAGGGTTTAAATGGGAATTGCTAACTTATTCACGCTTACAACACGCACACGCTTGAAGAGCTGACTATGCCTCTTTCGAGTTGTTGTCAATTGTGAACTACTAGGAAGTAATGGAGGTAACACCGTTGAGGCTTATTTTAATTTACGCTCTACTACACCAGAATTTAATCAGGACACTACACCAGTAGCTTTACATTAGCAATGGACAAATATAATAAAATGTTTATAAATTTACAAACACACTTATTAGTAACTAACAATTAATTAGTAATTTTGTATAAAAATTAACAATTTTATTATATTGATTATCATTTAGTTATGGTGTTTTTATAATAGCTATGTACATTAGTACAGAGACTTTTTTAGACAAAAATTATGCTATTAATACTTTATTTATGTACTTTGTATTAAATTGAAAAAATAATAAAATGGAAAATAACAACATATGTTTAAATACATTCGGAAAGAATAAAGCTGATATTTGCCTTGTAGAAGAATTAATAATATCTAATGATGATAAAGAAAGGAAGTTCGTTTCTAAAACTTTAGCTAGATTGTCTAAAAATTTAAAACCTTTAAATTATATTTCTGATAAATGTAATCTACAAACTATATGCGACCTTTTAAAAGAAAAAGAAATGAATATAGCACGAGAAAGTGATTTGATAAAAAGCGATAAAGTTCGTAGCTTCCTTCTTAATAGTATTAATGGAAAAGTAAATGATGTTCTAAGGAAAAACCATTCAGATTTAAAATATGCAAGAGCGTAAATTAAAAGTAAGTTTTTTAACTTATTGCAATCCATATATTGAGTTACAACCAATCCCAAAACACGCATTAATATCATTTAATGATAATGATACTTTGGATGATTTAGCAAAAAAGATAATAGATAATTATAAATTATACTTTGGAAAGTGTTATGGTTTTTATAATAAAAAGAATTTCGCTACAAGTGAAGAGCGTTATGAGTTGTTTGTTGATATTGATATAGAGCCAAGTGATGAAGAGGCTCAAAGTGTACGAAATACTTTAGTAAAAGATGTTTTTCTATTTGACAGAAAAATTTACTTTTTATATAGTTATCAAGACGAGCTTATTTTTTCCATAGATACTAATATCAGACCGTTTAAATAATATGCAAAAAGAATCATTAAATGATTTATATACTGATTTTGTTAAACTAGGTAATAATCTTTCCAGAAAACATAAATGTGATATTTCTGGAGCAGAACTAGTGTCAGAAGCTTATATAAAATTTTCTGAAAATAATGATGAATTTGAAAAAATTTTATTTCGGAAAATAATAATTAAAACTGCATTTAAGTATAAGTCTTCAAAAGAAAATGACTCGTTTAGACAAAGTAAAATTTCAAAAAATTCTGGCAAAAATAATTCTGACCGACATTTTCAGTGTAAAAAATGTTTAGGAATATTCCATGAAAGTTTTTTTATAAAAAGAGAAAAAACGAATGGTCAAAACACATATTCTTTTTTTGAAAACAGATGTTATCAATGTGCTTTAAAAAGTTCTATAAAATATAGAGAAGATACTAAACTAACATTCCATGATTCATATATAAAAAGAACTATAAAAGGTAGATTTTCAGAATTAAAAACAGATGATATAACTCAGGAAATAATATATTGTGTTAGGAATTATTTAATCGAAAGAAAAAAAATACAAGACGAATATTTTAATAATATAAAAGAATTAGGGATATATGAACACTACAAAACAAAGAGCAATAAAATATAGAGAAGAACTAAAAGACCATTACATAAAATCTCTTTTAAGAAAAAGGTTCGATAATAATGTAATAGAATCAAATCCAAAGCTTATCGAAATACATAGACAATATGTTATTAACATAAGGTCTTTAGAAAATAATCATGATAATGAAATGAGATTATTAGGATTTAATGTTAAAAAAAGAAGGAGTAAAAAATAATTTATTATATTTGTATTGTTATTGGGGCGGGATACCATCTTTATC